CTCTAAATGTTGATTTGACTATTTGTGATCTAGTCATATCTCTTGTTTCTTTACCAGCAGCCGTATCTTCCATTTCTTTTGTAGTAGATAACATACCTAAACTGTCTAATACAAACATCAAAGGTTTTCTTTTATCTTCTGGTTGTTCCAAATATTTGTCTATAATCTTAATTGATTGTGCTCTAAATTCTTGTACTGTGGCAACTGGTACAATTACCATTCTAGTAGAATCAACTCCTCTACCTTCAATCATTTCTTTTGAAATGGCACTTTCTGATTCAAAATAAATTACACCTGCGTCTTTGTCTGTATCTAAAAAATGTTTGCATATACCTAATGCAAAGAAAGTTTTACCTGTAGCGGCTTCACCTGCAATAGCAGTTATTTTATTACCTGGCATACCGCCATATATTGAACCTGATAATAACGCATTGAAAGAATAAGAACCTGTATCAATAAAACTTGTTACGTCTGCACTATCAACTCCTTCACTTACTAAACCAGCATATTCATTGCCAGTCTCTTTAATTATGTCCTTTAGAAAATTGCTCATATTCTTTATACTCCTTATCTGTGTAACTTATCGTGTACCATTTTATATTATTATTATAACATATTTCTTTAATATTGTCAAGTTCATTTGATTTAAAGTTGTGAGTAAATGCAGGTCTTCCATTTTTATATATTACTATTTGCATTATCCAACTCTTCAAACGCCTCTTGCCATTCTTTACTATCTTTTGCTCTTAAAACAACAGGTCTCCCTTTAGATTTTGTTTTCTTATCTATTTCTTCCCATTCAAATCTATAGTTTTGATCTTCAGGTATCCATTCTTTAGGTGGGTCTTCATACTCTTCTACTGGAACATTTGACCAAAGATTACTTTTAAACTCTTCTAAACTTATATTACTACGATCTACAATCAATCTATTTTTAAATTGATCTGCCATAGAGTAAACTTGTTCTTTATTGTATTGTATCTTTCTTTGATAATCCCAATATTCTTTTAAATCTTTGTAAGATTCCTTTGAAATCATTTACTCTCCTGTGATATGGACAACCACTAGTCGTCTCGTTAGTCTTTTTTCTATAACCGTGTTTAAATGAAGTACGTACTTGTAAAGTATTTACATAGTCCATTTTATTAAGATTATGTATTTCTTTTTCGTTTTTAAAATGATCTAGTATATTATATCTATGTGTCTCACGTTTAAATGGAACATAACAAGCAAGTGGTGTACCTCTCTTTATAAACACATCTCCATATCTTCTAACAAGGAGTTGTTGATTTATTTCGTGCCATTGATCTGTTTTAATCATACCAGCGGCAACATCAAAGTCTTTATTAAAATGATATATCAAAGGCATTTGATATAATGAATAACCTGGTTCAGTTTTAATTCTCCAAGGACATATTAATTTAAATACTGCTGCTAATTGTTGTTGTGCGTGTGGTGGTAAGTGATCTCTATATTGTCCATCGTGGTGAACATCTACTCTAAATGTTCCTTGTGAAATTTTCCACCTTACATCTCTAGTCTTTTCATCTAATTGAAGAAACATATCTGTCCACGCTGGAATAACAATGCCTGTATTAAACCATTCGCCAAAACTAGGACAAGTTTTAATTGTTTGATTTTCAGTTTTTAATAAAGTTTCAACTGTATCACGTGGCATAGTTTTATACCATTCAGGTATAAACTCACGCATTAATCTTGGTCTTGCTTCTTCAACTTTTTCTAAACCTGGTTCTTTTGACCATATTTTAATTGTACTCATAATTATATATATCCTATCTTATTATATCTATATCTGTATTATTAACTGACCAGATTTCTAATTTTGTTCTTAATCTATTTTCGTTTTTCAACTGTTCGTATCTTTTACTTGCTTTCTTTTTCCACCATTCAATTACGTTATTGAATTTAAAACTATCATAGTTTTCTGCTTTCTTTAACTCTTTATCTTTACCTGATAAAAATTCTGGAACATTTGAATATCCGTAGAATGAAGTATAATATCTTTTTTGTTCGGTCAAGTGTTTTGCATTTTCAACCATTTCAACAAACTCTTTATATTTACTTTCATTATATTTCTTTAAAAACTTTTTAGTAATAGAAATCATTTTACCTTGCATTAACATTTTTCTACTAGACGCATCCGCACTTACTAAAGGTTTGTTATCGTTTTTACTTTTAAACCAATGTTCGAATTTCTTAAAGGTTTCTCCTTCAATCATAGGTGCAAAAGCACTTTCACTTAATCCTTTATATCTTAAAAAAGGTTTCATACCGTCATATTGACTTGCACTTTTACTTGTGCCATACAAACTTGTAGTTTCAAACATACAAATGTCAGCGTCATATGTTCTATTAATATCTTCTCTAACTTCGTGTGTACAACAAATAGCAGCCAATAGTTTACCACCCAAATAATTAAATCCAAAAGGTTGAGTTGGAACTATAACAAAACCCATAATAACACTTTTATTAAATCTAATCATTTCTTCAGGCACAGTTGTTTGTAAAGGACGACCTAATAAAGTATTCCTAGGTTTTATAAACATAACTGGAGAACTTAGTCTAATAAATCCTAAAATCTTATTTGTGTTTTTTTCATACACAACATATCTCATATTTTTACCAGGTATAGAAACCATATTAGTATGTGATGAAACTATATCTAACATAGATTTAAAAGTATCTTCATCAACTTTTCTAAATCCAATATCCATATCGTTAGGATTAGTATCAAAGTTATCAAAGAAATCGTCTTCAATACTCATACCTGGAAGTAAAGATTGTGAAGATGATATTTGAGATATTTTAGTTTCTTTAATATAGTCTCCTATATTTTTAAACTTACTATAATAATTAATTATTTCTTGCGAAATATAATTTGTGTCTTGTTCATTAAGTTCCATAAATCGCCCTAAACATAACTCTAATAATTAAACAAATAAAAATAAAGTTAATGATACTAATTCCTGTTTTCTCAATTAATATTGTTATATCAATAAAGAACCTTATTATTATAACATATCCTAGTAATAAAATCAAGTCCATATTAAAACTTATCTATTTGGTTGCCCCAAATGTCCCATCCTGGTGTTTTTGTACGTGCAAATAACTCAATTCTATCTAAATCTCCACATAACCTTACTATGTCGTCTCTTATTCTATCAGGTTTTCTACTGTGTTCTCTTCGTTCAGAAACAACCAATCTATCCACTCCACCATCTACTCTTTTAGGTTTACCTTTTGTTGCTAATATACATATCTCTGGATTTGCTCTTGTCCAATATCCTAAACCTGTAAAGAAACCATTTGACTTTCTATTTGTCTTTGCCCAATAAAATGCAACCGTCTTATAAGTGAAACCCCAACTTTCTACTAAAGGTATTTGTTTATGTAGTAAAGGATCAGTACACCACATAAACAATACACAATCTTTATCTGCTAATTCTCCAACTGGTAATTTTTCAATATCTTTTAATGTCATAGTTGAATAGTGTTTTTCTGGACTACGACCTTTGCCTTTTTCAGACCTTGTATCAAATGTCCAAGGTGGATCAGCGTATATAATTTTATATTTCTTTTTAGGAAAATAAGTGCTCAAGTGTTGCTTTTCGTTCATAACTCCATCCTATAGAATCTAATATTAACTTCAGAGGATCAATAAAAGATTTTTCAAACTGTAACTCATAATCTATTTGTTCTATCACTCCAAACTCTTTTGGTAAAGACGCTGAAAAAGATATTACATTGTTTTGTAATTTATTAGGCATTTTTAACATTAGAAATTTAATTTTATCTCCTTCTTGTATTAAAGGATATTTGTTTATTAGTTTTTTATCTTTTAAATGTTGATTATAAACTAAAGCACCTCTTACGTGAATAGGTGTAGATTTTCTAAAGATAGTAGTTGCGTCATAATACTCTTTTAAATTATTTACTGATCTAGGAAAAGCAATTTCTCTAGCATTCATATTAAAAAATTCTTTTTTAAATTGTTCAATAAAAGATATTACAGTACTTTCATCTTTAGTTAGAATTAGTTTAATTGCCTCTTTAATTTTAACACGACAAGGTGCTGGAGTACTTGACTTAACTGCCTCTACACCCATAACTTTTAATGTTGCAGGATTATATCTAACACCTTCTATATCATAACAATTCATCATATATCTTTTTTTAGCAATCCATAATGCTTTATCGGCAATTGCTTCTCGTTTCATTGCCATCTTTTGTGCAAATGCATTTACATAGTCTGCAAGACTATCATAACAACTGTCAATATAAGGTTGTACTTTATCCTCACAAAATTTATCTAAGATGTTTATAATCTTTTCTTTATCGTCTGTTTTAACTAATTTAGAAACTACTTTATCAAATTTAACATATATTGAATCTGTATCTGAAGCAACAATATAATTTTTGTTTTCTGTTTGAGATAACTTATTCATAAACTTATTTACTTCATTTTCAATCCAACGAATAGATAATTGACCTCCCGTTGTAATACCTTCAGCGTGTCTTACATCATAAAATCTAAAGTATTCATTACCAATTGCACCGTAAGCACTATTTAAAGCAATCTTCTTTGCCCATTGAATATTTTGACATCTTGCTATTTCTTTTTTATAGATTGGATCTTTTGTTTTTTGAAATTGTCTTTTTGCCTCTAACATTTTTTGTTTAAATACAACACGATCACTATACATCTTTTCCATCAATGCAGGTAAGAAACCTTGTTTGTCTCTTTTAAATAATGCACCATTTGGCGTCATTGTTAAGTCTTTTTGTTTTAAGAAACTAGTGTCTAATTGTTTTGTAAGCATTCTATCAACAGTTACTCTATCTGTGTGCATACCTACAAATGTTTCAGGACTTATATTATATTGCATAATTAGGTGTGGGTAAAGTGAGTTTAAATCAAATGAAACAATCCAATCGTGCATACCTATTGTTGGGTCTTTAACATAAGCGCCTTCATATTTTTCATTTTTAATACTATCTTCACGTGGTGGTATTTGTATCTTTTGTTCATTTAAATGATTGTAGATAATTGTATCCCACATTCTTACTTGTGAAAATACATCCTGATAATTTACTTTGGCTTCGTATGCCATAGTTAAACACAATTCAATTAGTTTTAATTTGTCTTCTAGTTTATCAACAAGTATAACGTCTTGTATATTATACTCAATAAACTTTTGCATATCCTTTTCATAAAACTCTTTAAATGTTTCATAAGGATTTTCTAATTTTTGTTCACCAACTTCAACTGAAGCAATATAATCTAATTTATAACTTTCTTGTCTAGTAGGAATAAATTTACTATACAAATCCAAATAGTCTAAAGTTGTAACACCTGTTATTACCCATATCTGTCTTGCGTTACCTTGTTTAACAACTCTATCTGCTTGTATATTATTCCAAGGAGATAATTTCTTTGCTTCATTATCGCCTTTTAAATTTCTAATTCTATTCACTAGATATGGTAAGTCAAAAAACTTAACATTCCAACCTGTAACAATATCTGGATGATTTTTAGACCAAAACTTTAAAAACTCTTCTAATAAAT